ACCGGCCTTGCGCCTGAAGCACGGAATGATTTGAAAGGAGGTCGTCATGAAGACCAGAACTAGCGGACAAGGACGAAAGAAGGGGGCGATCAACAAGGTCACACGGGAAGTTCGTGAAGTCGTTGCCCGCGTCGCAGAATCGACGGCTCCAGAGATTGAGCAATGGCTGCGCGTAGTCGCGAATGACGACCCGGGCCGGGCGCTTGATCTCTGGCTGAAGATGATTGAGTACCACATCCCGAAGCTGGCGCGGACCGAAATGACCGGAGAAGGGGGCGGCGCGGTCAAGCATGAGCATGATGTGTCGGTCCGTCCGGTCATGAGCCGCGAGGAGTGGCTGAAGAATCACGGGATCGTCTAATGTGGGACCCACAACCAGGGGCGCAGACATCGTTTCTGCTGGCCGATTGGTGCGATGAAATATTCTTCGGCGGCGAGCGCGGAGGAGGGAAGTCCGATGCGCAATGCGGCTACCAGGAAGACGGCGCCCTGCGTTATCGGGACAAATGGCGCGGGATCATGTTCCGGAAAACCTATCCGGAGTTGGAGGAATTGCAGGCCAGAGCATCGGAGATTTTTCCGGGGGAAGGTGCGGTATATAAATCGCAATCTTCGGCCGAGCATCCATTCTCGAATTGCTGGTATTGGCCTAGTGGTGCTACGGTCAAGATGCGATACATCGAGACGGAGAAGGATTATGGCCGATACCACGGGCACCAATACACCGGGATCAGCTTTGACGAAGTGACCGAGTACCACACGCCTAGCGGCTTGCTCAAGATGCTTTCGACGCTGCGGAGTGCGTTCGGAGTGCCTTGCACCATGCGGGCAACGGGGAACCCCGGCGGAGTTGGGCATGGCTGGGTCAAACAGCGGTATATCGAAAACGTTCCTCCGTATCATCCGTTCAAAGACCCTGATACGGGGTTCATTCGGATGTTCATTCCGAGCAGGACGTCCGACAATCAAATCCTGTTGCGGGCCGATCCACACTACCAGCAGCGCATCAGAGCAGCGACCGGCGGCAATGAAGTGCTGCGCAAGGCATGGCTCGAAGGGGATTGGAATATCGTTGCGGGGGCGTTTTTCAGCGAGTGGAACTCCTCCAAGCACGTTATCAAGCCATTTTCGATCCCGATACATTGGACGCGATACCGCGCATTCGATTGGGGTTCTGCGAAACCCTTCGCGTGCTATTGGATTGCGGTATCTGATGGATCGATGCCAGCATTCCCACGTGGGGCGCTGATCGTCTATCGCGAGTATTACGGGATGCAATCAGGGCATCCCAATGTCGGGCTCAAGATGACCGCTGACGCCGTGGCTCGTGAAATCATCCGCATGGATGGAAAGGAAACCACGCACGATACTGGATGGGGCGTGGCGGACCCTGCGATATTCACGGAGGACGGAGGGCCATCAATTGCCGAGATGATGCGGCGCGAAGGTCTTCGTTGGCGGCGTGCAGACAATAAGCGCCGTCCTGGATGGGAACAGATGCGAATCAGGCTTAGTTGCGACGATGACGGGCTTCCGCTCCTGGTGATCTTCGATACGTGCGTGCATCTCATCCGCACGCTGCCGACGCTGCAGCATGATGACCATAATCCAGAGGACATCGACACTGACCAGGAAGACCACGCCGGGGATGCGCTGCGCTATGGCGTCATGGCGCGGCCCATCATTCGCAGCGAACGCCCCAAGGAAGACGGCCCGCGGCCCGGAACTGCGGAGCATATGATGATGATTACCGACGCTCCGAAGGAAATCAGCAAATACAGGTCAATTCGACGTAAATAGTATTTCTGACGATGATTTGACCTGGGTTATAACCTGGGAATTGCATCATGGATTGCCGCCATGAATGAGATTTCCCGCGTTTGCCAAGGGCTTTCAGTCTCTCGCCCCTCGCTCGATCATCAGCAACTCTTGGCTTTGATCGACCCATCCCCCGAATTTGAAGCGCATATTCCGGCAGAGACTGGCAAAGATGCCTGGATTTACACGGTCAATGGGAAAACCCTGGAAGGGGAATGCATCGTCGTTCGTGCGACCTGGCCGTGGCAGGCGGAAACCCTGGCGCAAGAAGGGCTTGCCGATACCATCGCCGCGCTGCGGAAGCTAGACCAGGCAACGGGATTGTCAGTCAGTGCGGAGGCCAAGCCGTATGGAGCGCACTGACGAGCAGAAAGACGAGTCCATCCCCCTTGCGGCGCAGTGGGGGAAGCGCCTAGACCGCGCTCTGAAAGAGCAGCGCGAGGCGAAAAAAGAAGAAAAATACAAAAAATATCGAAAGTATGTTCGCGGCGATGTGTGCGACGATGGAGCGGGCGGGCTGGTTCGCACCAACATTGTTCACTCCAATTTTGCGGCAATCATCCCGCAGATTTACGCCAAGAATCCTGAAATCGCGGTCACGCCAAGCGAATCGGCTACAGACGAGGCTTACCCATGGGTGGGCGAGTTCTGCAAGACCATGCAGGCGGTTCTCAATCGGAAGTTCATCCGAGATGCACGGCTCAAGAAGCGGGCCAAAGCATCGATCCGCGCCGCCATGACGGTCGAAATCGGCTGGGCAAAGGTCACCTGGCAGAAAGACATCAGCCGCGATCCGTTGATTGAATCGCGCATTGCTGACGTCCAGGACAATTTGCAGCGCATCCAATACCTTCGCGACGAATTGGCAGAGGGGGACGGGGCGAAGGCCGATCTTGACGCCAAGGAAGGCGAGCTTAAGCAGCAAATCGCCGCTTTGAATGCCAATGTGGAAGTCACCCGGTTTTCCGGGATCGTGGTCGATCACGTCTTAACCGAGGATATTTTCATCCTCGATGAAACCATGTACGAGTTTGACGGCTACGAGAACTCCGGGGCTATCGCACATCGTGTGTGGATGACGACAGAGCAATACGAACAGCAATTCGGCAAGGAGCCGCCCAAAACGGCAACGCGGTTCGGGCAGGACAAGAAGACTCAAGGCAGCAACAACAATGATGCGCCGCTTCTGGTGGCAGTTTTTGAAACCTGGGACCGCGCAAGCAATACGATTTACACCCTGTGCGCTGGGGCGGATCAATGGGCTCGCGAACCATACCAGCCGACACTATCAGGCAAAAGGTTCTATCCCTTCTTTGGCCTCGCCTTCAACCCGATTGACGGAAGCGTGGTGCCGATTTCCGATGCTGCGCTCCTGATCGAACTGCAGGACGAATACAACACCACGCGGACCAATTTTTCTGAGCATCGGAAAGAAAACCTCCCTGTTCGAGTGTTCAGAAATTCCGGCGACTTGTCGGACGCGGATGTTCGGAACCTCAAGAACCGCGCATCGAATGAGTGGATCGGCATTGGCGGCGACCCCAACAAGCCGATCACGAATGATGTTGCGGTGTTGCCGAATCCGCCCGTTGATCCCATGACTTATGATGTTGCCCCGATTCTGCGGGATGCAGAATTGGTGCTTGGCGCTGGCGACGCATCGAAGGGGACGATCAACAAGGCGAAAACGGCGACCGAGGCCGAGATCATGGCGCAAGGCTTGCAAACGCGCATGGCCGAGCGTCAAGACGTCGTGGAGGATTGGATCTCCGAGATGGCGCAATACGCGGCGGAGTTGTGCTTGCAGGAAATGACCCTGGAAGACGTCCAGCGCATTGCCGGCAAAGGCGCGGTGTGGCCGCAGATGACCAAGGATCAAGTCTTTGACTTGGTGCAGATCGAGATTCGCGCCGGATCGACGGGCAAGCCAAACCGCGCCAAGGAGCGCGAACAATGGGTGCAAATGCTGCCGCAGATCAAGGAGGCGGTGACACAGGTTGCGCAACTCAGGGCTGCCGGCCAAGACGATATGGCGACCACCATCATAAAACTGATGGAGGAGACGTTGCGCCGATTTGATGAGCGGTTGGATATTGAGTCCTTCATACCGCCCGCCAAAGCCCATGAGCCCGATGGACAACAGCCGCCGCAGATTCCCCCGGAAGTACAGCAGGCATTGCAACAAATTCCGGCCATGCAGGATGCGCTCCAGCAACTCCAAGCGGCCAATCAGCAATTGCAGGCGCAGCTTGCCGACAAGTCCCAGACCATGGGCTTGGAGCGTGACAAGTTTGAATATCAGAAGACCGCGGACCTTGCTGACAACGAGGCCAGGATTGCGGAGGCGCAGATCAGGGCGGATGCAGATGCAGCGGCAAAGATTGAGATTGAACGCATCCGGGCCACCAGCAAGGGTGAAGAGATCGCCAGCCGCGAGCGGGTCGAGATCGAGAAGGCACGGATTGCCCAGGAACAAGCCGCGATGCAGCAGCCCGTAGCGCAGGGCGCAGAGCCCCAGGTTATCGAAGCCGTTTGCCAGATGCACGAAGCCTTGTGCGCCATGAGCAAGCAATTTGCTGACCAGATGGCGGCGCTACAAGCGCACCTGACGGCGCCAAAGCGCGTGATCCGCGACCCGCAGACGGGCGAAATGATTGGGGTCGAGACTGTGCCCCATACCTTGAATTAGGAGTAAGCGATGGCGAAATGGGCACATGCTGACGTACTTGATAATGGGATCAACCATATCAAGAACAATGCCACCAAGATGATGGTCATCTCGGCATATACGGCCGGGGACAGCTACGCAACCGTGACGGGCAACAAATGCGCCGAGGTCACGATGACCGGGACCGACTACACCGTCAGTTCATCCGGGAACAATCGGCAGGTGCAGTCGGCAGCGGGGAAATCTGCTACTGCAACGGCCAACTCTGGCGCGACTCCGAATCTTCATATCGCCTTCACTGATGGAAGTGCAAAGGTGCTGTGGGTGACTGACGAAACATCGGATCAGGTCATCACATCAGGAAACACGGTCAATTTCCCGCAACTGACCTACACATCAAACCAGCCGACGTAATGCCATCTATTGCTGATCGTGTCTGGGAAACGAATTCCGCGACCGGGACGAGTGATTTTGTCCTGACGGGCGCGAAAACGGGTTATCAGACGTTTGCCGCTGGTTGTGGATCGGCTGCTGTGATCGTCCCGTACTGTGCCGTTTCAGGTTCGGAATGGGAATGTGGATACGGAACGTTCAACGGAACGACCGGCATTGCCCGCGACAAAATTGAATCGTCATCGAATTCCAACGCGAAAGTCTCATTTTCAAGTGCGCCGGATGTGTTTCTGACCCTCATTGCCGACCTTTCCCAGAACGCACGACTTGGGCGTCAATTGGCTCGACAATTTTTCCCTTCATGGTGACATATGGCAGCGAACCAAGATCCAATCTTTTGCGGAACCCCTGACATTCAATCGGGTGGCGGCGCTGTCATTGGCCCAACGGCAAACACCAATCAAGACGGCACCGGAACGGTTTATTCCGTATGGCAAGCCGATGCCACAAATGGCGGGTTTTGCCAGAAACTCATGGCGAAATCTGTTGGTTCCCCTGCGGCGACAGCTTTCCGTGTGTACATCTCCAGTATTACGGGGACATTTACCGGCAACACGGCGGCGAATACGTGGCTTATCAAGGAAATGTCACTTCCGACAATCACGTTGTCGCAGACAGCCGGATCGCTGGATGTTGAAATCCCGATCAATCTTCCCATCCCTGCGGGTTATCGCGTGTGCTGCTCGTTCGGCACTTCTACCGGCGCCGCTGGAACGGGATGGATGGTGACGGGCGTCGGCGGGAAATACTAATGCCAGCAATCAATATGTTCGGGTTCCCCAGGCTTGAGTCTGGGGAAGTCCAGATTGTTACGGCGGATTCGGCTGGATCAGCGCAGCAGTTGAAATGCGTGAATAAGCCCCGCGGCGCATCCATGTGTCTGATGTTCCTACTTGCTGGCGGCGGCTCTGGGGCATCTCCTAACCCTGGAGCAGCAGTTTCGGGCGGTGGTGGAGGCGGGGCAGGCGGCGCAACACTGGCGTTGTTCCCAGCAATTCTGCTCCCGGATGTGATGTGGGTGAACGTAGGTCGTGGAGGCGCTCGTGTCACAACCTCCAACACTGCGGGTAATGCTGGACAACCGACATTCGTCTATGCGGACGCTAGCAATGTTGCAAACAACACAATCATGGGAACGGGGACTCCTGGAGGCGGTGGAGGAGCTGTTGCCGGAACTGCTGGCGCTGCCGGTAGCACTGGTGCGGCGGCCAATCAGGGCGGACATGGGCTTGCGTTGTCTACTTACATCGGCGGAGTAGCCGGTGCTGCCGGTGCTGCCGGTGCAGGGGGCGCCATTACCTGGAGCGGTGGTACGCGGACCTGGAGCGGTGGTGGAGGCGGGGCAGGCTCAAACGGTGGCGCGGGCGGGAACGTTACGGGTACGGCTCGTTATCCAACCCTTGCGGGCGGAACGACAGGCGGAGCGGCAAACGCAGGGGACGGCGCCAATGGGTATCATCTTCTCAATACTTCATCGTTTCATTTTGTCTCATTCGGAGGCGCTGGAGGCGGTGGAACAACCGGCGGCGCTGGGGTTACAGGCGGGCACGGTGGGAATGGAGGTCTTGGATGCGGCGGAGGGGGAGGCGGAAATACGGGTACGAGCGGAACCCCCGGCAACGGCGGCAAAGGCGGTGACGGAATCGCCATTTTCATCTGGATGTGACCATGATCAACTACGACGAAGAAACGAACCAGTACGTCAATTGTGTTGACCCGGATGTTTCAATTGCCGATGCTGTCAATCTCGTCTCCTGGCTGATCGAGACTCACGCGTCCAGATTGAGGGATCGATATATCAAGCCGGTTTCCCCCTACGAAGCCGCGTCATGGCCGCTCAAACTGGCAGAAGCCAAGGCCGGAGGCGGACCGATGTTGCAAGCCGAAGCCGATGCTCGCGGCGTGGATTTGTCCGTGATCGTTGAGAAGGTTATGGACAAGGCACAAGCACTTGCAGGGCTTGAGGCGATGATTGCCGGTGTTTCCGGGAAACATCGCGACGCAATATCGGCAAAAGAGGACGCCCAGTCCGTCTTGGATTACGACTGGTCTATCGGCTGGCCTGAATAATGCTGCCATTCGCCCCCATATCCGGCCTTCCGGTTAGCGGCCAGCCGGTATCAAGCGGGGGGGAAATTACCCTTGTTGGGGCGAATAGTACCCAAGCGAATACAAGCGGCACGGGGGCAATCACCCAGACGCACGTCCTAACCGGGACGAATAGCGCCCAGGACAACACCAGCGGCACTGGATCGATTTCCCAGGTCCATATCCTGAGCGGTGCCGACGGCACCCAGGACAATAGCAGCAGTACCGGCGCCATAAGCCTTGGCTCGGCCATTGATCTGATTGGGGCCAATAGCGCGCAGGACAACGTCAGTGGCACCGGGGCGATTTCTCAGGCGCACAACCTGACCGGGTCGGATTCCAGTCAAAGCAATACGTCCGGAACAGGGGCGATTGCCCAGGTTCATATCCTCTCTGGGGCGGACTGTACGCAGATCAACCTGAGCCCTGATGTGTCTTTTACCGGGCCGCTATTTGCCTCCCTTGGGGGCACTCCGGACAAGCCCAGGAAGCCTGTAAAGGCAAAGCGGAAGAAACCGCAAGAAGAGATTGAATCTCCGTTGCCACCAGAGACGGCGGGGCGGATTAGAGACGAATTGCTAGGCGCTTCACTAACGGCCGACGTTATCGAGCGGGCGAAGGCGAGGGCAAAGCGTATCCAGGCCGAAGAAACGGCCATTTTGTTGATCCTCTAGGAGAAGAGAAATGGAAGAAGCCGAGTTGCAATCGCCGGAAGTCACTCAACCGGAAGCCCCCGAGCCGGTAGAGCAGCAGGAGCCGTCAACGCTGCTTGATGCCATCAATGCAGAGCTTGACGGGAAAACAGATGACGGCGTTTCCCGCGACGAGAAGGGGCGATTTGCCAAGAAGGAAGAAACGCCGACGAGCGAAACCAAGCCGGAGGAGCAGAAGCCAGAGGTTCAGAAGGCCGAGGCAAAGCCCGCCGATGAGACGGAAATGCCCGAGGGCTTGTCGAGCAAGGCGCAGGATCGGTTCCGGAATCTGGTAACACGGCTCCACGAAAAGGACGACCAGATTGCTCAGGCGAACGAGGTTATCGGCGAATTTCGCCAGATGATCCAATCGACCGGGGCCACGGCCGAGGAGTTCTCGCGGGCTATCGACTACATGACCCGAATCAAGAGCGGCGACCTTGAGGGGGCGCTGACGATGCTCGATCAACAGCGGCAAATGATCGCATTCGCGCTTGGCAAGCCGCTTCCTGGCGCCGACCCGCTGGCGCAATACCCTGACCTGCGCCAAGCGGTCGAGGCTTATCGGATGGACGAACAGGCGGCCATGGAGATCGCCCGCGCCCGTGAATTCCAACGGCAGCAGACCAGCGCCCATGAACGGCAACAGCAAGCGACCCAGGCACAGCACAATGAGATGGCGCAGCGTCAGCAGGCGGTGACGGCCATCGATCAGATGACGGCGCAATGGGCCAAGACGGACCCCGATTTTACGGCTAAGGAAGAATTGATCCTGAAGCAGTTGCCGGAAATCGCCAGCAACTTTCCGCCGTCCATGTGGCAACAGCAGGTGCGCATCCTATACAACACCATCTCCGCGATGCCCATGGCCAGGCCAGCCCAGGCCGCTCCGGCGCCGCTCAGAGCATCCGGCCAATCGGCTGGGGCGAAGCAGCCCGCAAGCATGCTCGAAGCTTTGGAAGGGGCATTGGGATACTCGGCGGGATGATCGGCGGGGGCGGCTTGGATAGCGCCCTTTCCTTTTGACGATTCGGTTAAATTTAGTATTTCTGACGATGAAAAATTGCGCGTATAACGCAATGAAGTAGTTCAGGCTGCGTTCGCAGGTTTCGCCTTCTGCATGTTCGGCTCGATCCAGTTTGGCCCCTGGAGTCGCCCGTTTCGGGCTTCCCAACATGCTTAAGGAGTTTCCAAATGCCCTTTTCCACCCAGGAACTTCAGGACGCCGGCAAAGTTGCCATTGACTTCTACCTGAAGAACAACCCCATCGATCAAGTCGCCGTCGAACGCCCCTTCCTCAAGGCGATGATGGCGAAGAAGAAGTCCTTCCCAGGCGGTAAGCAGTACATCATCGAGCAACTGCGCTACCGCTATCAGTCGAATTTCCAATGGTTCAACGGCGCTTCCGTTGTGACCTACAACAAGCGCGTCACCATCGAGCTTAGCCAGTTCCCCTGGCGTTCGGCTCATGACGGCTTTTCCCTTGACGAAGATCGGCTTGCCCAGAACGGCATTTCCATCGACGACAGCGGCGGCGGCGGCAACGCCTCGGCTGCCGAACGGGTGCAATTGACCTCTCTGCTGCAAGATCAGGTCGAAACTCTGCGCCTCGGTTTCGAGGAAAAGTTCTCTATGTACCTGCAACTGGACGGCACCAGCTCTACCGACGCCGTCGCCGGCCTTGATGCCCTGGTTTCGACCACTCCGACAACCGGCACCGTGGGCGGCATCGACCGCTCCAGTTCGTCGAACGTCTGGTGGAGAAACAGCGTCACGCTGAATATTACCGCTGTGACGACCCAGGCAACGGCGTTGTCAATGCTCGGCACCATGGAAACCATGTGGCGTGCGTGTGTCAAGAATGGTGGTCGCCCCGATCTGATCTTTGCCGGCGCGACCTTCATTGACAACTACATCGCAGCCCTCGGCTACTCCGGCCAGCAAATCCAGTATGCCGGCGGCGAGCCGCGCAAGCTGGATGGCGGCGTCTCCGGCGTCTATTACAAGGGCGTCGAGATTCAATGGTGCCCCGAGTTTGACGACAACTTCGGCGGATTCGTGTCTCCCACTCCGAGCTGGACGAAGCGCTGCTATTTCATCAATTCCAGGACCATTACCCTGCGCCCGATGGACGGTCAGGACATGGTGACTCGCAAGCCGCCCCGTGTGTATGACAAATATGTCTATTACTGGGCGCTTACCTGGCGTGGTGCGCTGACCACCAATCGTTCTAACGCAAACGCCGTCATGGCAATGGCCTAAAGGAGAGCCGACATGAGTATCAAATCTGTTTCCCTCGGCACCCTCACTTCCGCAACCGCCGGCACTTCGCAGAAGGCGGAAGACTCGGACACTGCCTTCCAGCGTGGCGGGTACGTCTATGCCGTGATTCAGCCGACGAACGGCGCTTTTGTGGGCACCGCGAAGATCCAGGGCACCAATGACCTGGATACGGTGGTCGATGGCTCGGCGACTTGGACCGACCTGCTGACCTTCACCGCTCCGGCGTCCAATTCGGGCAGCAAATCTGCGGTGGTGACGGCTTATCGCCGCATGCGGCTCAATGTGACGGCCTTTACCAGTGGTTCGGTGGATGGCCTTCTGATCGGAGCCTAATCCAAACGCCCCGGCCGAGTGCCGGGGCAATTCCTTAAGGAGCCTGTAAATGCTTGCCAAGCATGTTTTGGTCGTCGTATCCCGTGACATGGCCGAAAAACTTCCCGCGACGGTCTTTGAACATGAAGTTGAATTGCTCAAGGATATTCACGGCGACGGATCGGTGGACATCGTGGATCGCCTTGAAGCGGCGGACCCGATTGAAGTCGATGCAGACATGGAATTCGACCGTCTCATTTCTTACTACGGCACCAACGACAACGGCCAGCCCTACGCGGAGCGAGTTTTTGGGCGTTCGTCCCGTGGCCTAGAGGCGCATGCGTTCCGCCCCGCAAAGCGCGGACGCAAAGCCGCTGAAGAAGCGCAGCCCGAGGCAGAATGACCTACAAGACCCTTGGCGAACTTCGCAGCAACCTGGCCGTTAGGCTAGGGTTTGGCGCTGCCGGGTCGTCGGGGGTCAATGCCCCTATCCTGGACATGTTTTTGCAGAATGCCCAGGACCAGCTTTATGCTCAGTTTGATTGGCGCCATCTCGTCAAGTATGACGAAAAGGCGACCGAAACAGGCTCGTTCCTGTACGACTGGGCGACCGATTGCAACCAGGACCGGATTCTGGATATTGCAATCCATGACGGTAGCCGATTCGTCCCGATGGAGGAAGGGATTAGCTGGGCGATGCGCTCGGACGATTCCCAAACCATCCCCATGCGGTACGAGCGGTTCCAGCAGATGGAAATCTGGCCGATCCCCGATGCGGCCTACACCATGCGCCGCTACTACGTTCAATCGCTGGGAAGATTCACCCAGGACAACGACCGGGCGAGCCTGGATGATGACCTGATCTTTCTCCATGCCCTCGCGAACGCCAAAGCGCACTATCGGCACCCTGACGCGCAAACCTACAGCAGTCAATTGACGGCCATGATGGACAAGCTCAAGGGGCGCAGCCGCGGGAAGCATGTCCATCGTCGAGACGATCCCGATGATGTTTATCTGGCGCGGCCTCGGGATGTATAGCCATGCCGGTTATCACATTTGACAATTTCGCCAACGGGCTTGATTTGCGGAAAGGCGCGTCGGTTTCCGACGCCAATCGGTTGCGGGGGTTGGACAACTGCTATGTCACGACCGGCAAGACGATCCGCAAGCGCCCTGGGATCATCCAGGAAGCCACGATAGAGGCCGGGACAACGGGGCTGCGCGCTGCCGGCGGAATCTTGAATACCTTCTATGCCTCTGGATCGATCACGCACGCAAACCCTTTGTTTGAAGCGCACAAGGTCACAAATCCGAACGACCCCGCGACATCCATTGAAAAAGTCTGGTACGCCGACAGCTTTAACGGGTTTTTGTATGTCGTGGTCGAATACGACAACGGCGATGTCGTGCATCACTACCTGGACGACACTTCTGCGCTGACGCCGTGGAGCGCATCCGCTGCGCTGACGGCTGGCGGCGAGATCAGGCCGGCCGTAGATAACGGATTGCGGTACGAGATCACAACCGGCGGGGTAACTGCAAACACAGCCCCGGCGTTCCCGACCACGATTAACGCCACGGTCACTGAGAGCGAATCGAATTACACGGCCTGGACGGCGTCTTCGCTCAAGACTCTTGGGAAGGCGTACAAGCCAACCGTAAGCAATGGCTACGTTTTCAAGGCCACGAACGCTGGGGCATCCGCCGGGACGGAGCCGACCTGGCCGACGACGGTCGGGGCCACTGTCACCGAGGACGATACGACCGCAACGGCATGGGCCGCAACGACGGCGCTTTCCCTCGGCGCGATTCGTCGCCCGACCGTGGCGAATACCTATCTTTACGAAGTCACGACCGCAGGGACAACGGCGGGGGCGCAACCGACATGGCCGACGACGGTCGGCGCAACCGTGACGGATGGCTCAGTGACATGGACTTGTCGGTCCAGGGCGGCTTACGAATGCACGACAAAGCCCGCTTACAAGTGCCACGGGACAGAGATTTACGACCCGAACTGCCCGCAGTCAAAAGCCGTTGTGAAAAAGGCAAGCAAGATTTTTGCCATCGGGGATGAAGTCGTTCCGTTCTGCAAGACAAACGACCCGCGAAACTGGACGGAAGCAGCAGACGCTGGATTCCTTGGCGTCGGCATTCAGCAATCCGGGGCGGTGAATCCTACTGCGCTCGGGGAGTATGCCGGCAACCTCGTGGTCTTCTTCAAGGACTCTGCCCAGGTGTGGCAGGTCGATCCGGACCCGGCGAATATGAAATTCGTTCAGGGGATTGATGTTGGCTGCCCGTACCCCTATGGGGCGGCCAATATGGCCGGTGATGTCTTTTTCGCGTCCTTTGATGGGGTGCGCTCCATCACGACACAAGCGACAACCGGCAGCCTGATTGATGTTGATGTGGGCTCGCCCATTGACTCCCTTGTTTCGCAAGTGCTGACCCCTTCTGCTTCTGTTCGGGCTTTTTATTACCGGGGCGGCGGTCAATTCTGGGTTCTCGTCGATTCGACAGCCTACGTTTATTCCTTTTCGCGTACATCGAAGATTTCTGCATGGAGCCGTTACACGTTCAATTTCCAGATTGACGACGTCTCCGAGCTGGAAGGCGATTTGTATATCCGTTCAGGGGATTCGGTCTATCGGATGGACCGTGACGCCACTTCGGACGCGGGAGAGGTTTTCCCGCTCTCCATCGAGTTTGCGTTTCTCGATTTCCAGGCTCCTGGGGTGCTTAAACAGGTTCATGGCATGGATGCGGTCATGGTGGGGAGCGCGGAAATCTCTCACAAGTACGACGCCAAGAACCCGGATTATCAGACAGCATCAGCGGGCTTTGATGGGGATTCACGTCCTGGCGGGCTGTCCCCTGTCGAGTTGTGTTCGGTCGGGATCGCCCCGGTGATCACCAATGCGAAGGACGAAGAATTCGAGTTGCACGCACTGACTTATTACTTTGACCCATTGGGGGCGCTGTGATCGTGGAAGCGACCTGGAAAGACGCTCTGGAAGTGTGCCTGAACATGCGCGGCTCAGACCGTGAAGAAGTCATGGCGACGCGGTGGAGCGACAGTCCCTATGAGTTTGCCGCGGATTGCATGCGGGCGCCTGGATCGCGCTTCACGGCAATTTACGAAGGCCGTCCGGTCATGTTGGGCGGGGTGGCAATGAATCAGCCTGGAATCGGGCAAGCCTGGATGGTGGGAACCGACGAGATCGGGAATCTTGGCGTTGAGATCGCGCACGCATCGAAAGCCATCTTCTCCCGGCTTCTGGAAGGCCATGTGCACCGCATCCAGGCGTATTCGATTGCCACTCATCAATGGGCGCATTCATGGCTGCGGAAGATCGGATTTGTTGAGGCGGCCAGTCTCAAACAGTTCGGGAAGCGCGGCGAGGATTTTGTTTTGTTCGAGATGCTGAAGGAGAGCGCTGATGTGCGATAGCGGCGGAGGCGGAGGCGATGACGGAATATCTGAGCGGGAAGCCGCTCGGCAGGCGCGGATTGATGCGGCAACAAAGGCCGTGAATGAGCTTTTCGGGATTGGCCCAAGGACTGCCATGTCCCCGACCGGGAAAAAGCGATTGACAGGTTACACGATGACAACCCCGGGCGATGAATTCACGCCCGCAACGTCACGCACCGTAACCCCTCAAGAGTACGAGACGGCGCAACGGACGATGACGGGACACATCATGGGAATCCCGGTCTATGGCAGCGGCGCGACCTATTCCCCGATCTACGAAAACATCATGACCGAAAAGCCGACCGCAGCCGCAGCGGCGGCCGATGCACGCGCCAGGATGTATGACACGGTACGTGGGGATACCCGCAA